GAAATAGTAATAACAGCTAACCCATTATCAAGCAATTCAGATGTTTTAGCATCTATAAAATGGAGAGAATTATCATAAATGGCAAACATAGTAATAACAACATCAGGTAACTCTATAATAGTAGCTTTTAATGACTACTCATCAATTATTGGTGCTACAAAAAGAAGTTATGACATAAGAGATATAGCTGAAGTTGAATTAGGTTCTGATTACGTTCAACTATCTATAAGAGATTCACATTCAGTAAATACGTGGCTATTAACTTATGATAGCGGATATAGTGGTAGTGAGAGGTTTATAGTTGATTCAGTTTCAGCATCAGCTCCATCTAGTGAATCAGATTTATTTGATAAAATAACAGCATTAAGAGGATAAAAATGGCAACAAAGACAATAGCATTAAGTTTAAAGATTGATGGCAATGCTGAATTAACTCAAGCACAAGCTAATTTAGACCAGCTTAGACGTTCATTAAAACAAGTTAATGACCAAGAAAAGAAAGGTATAATAACTGCCAAAGAAGCTAATAAGGCTAGAGCTGATTTAAACGTAAATATAAAAGCATCTAGAAACGCTTTAGTAGACCAACAAAACGCTATATTAAAAAACAACGATGCCTTAAAAAAGAATAGTGGATTTGTTGCTGGTGTTCGTAAGGGAGTAGGTCAATGGGCTACATCTATGATTGGAGTAACTGCTGCTATTGCTGCTGGAACTAAAATCATAAGCAGTATGGTTTCTGTTGTTGTTGACTTTAGTAAATCAACATCTACACTAGCATCGGTGTTGGGTAAAACAAAGGGAGAAATAAAAGCCTTATCAGACCAAGCTAAACAATTAGGAGCAACAACAGCCTTTACAGCAAGTGAGGTAGTAGAACTTCAAACAGAGTTTGCGAAGTTAGGTTTTCCCGAAAAGGATATTCAAAATATGACTGCTTCTACGCTTGATGCTGCTGCTGCATTAGGTAGCGAATTAGGAGAACAAGCAGCTTTAACTGGAGCAGTATTAAAGGGTTATGGTTTAGATTCAACAGAAGCAGCTAGAGTTAATGATGTGTTAGCTAAGTCTGCTAGTAGTTCAGCTTTAGATTTTAGTAAATTAAGCACAGCCTTACCGATAGTTGGTGCAACAGCAAAAACAGCAGGAGTAGATTTAGAAAGAACAACAGCTTTATTAGGTACTTTATCAGATAGAGGTATAGACGCTTCTACTGCTGCAACTTCATTGAGAAATATATTCTTAGAGCTAAGTAAGAAAGGTTTAACTTTTGAGGAAGCAATGGCTAAGATTAGTACGGCAACAGATAAAAACGCTGTTGCAATGGATTTGTTTGGCAAAAGAAGTGCTACTGCTGGTATCATTATCGCAGAGGCTGGTGGTTCTATTGATAAGTTAGAAGAAACATTAAGAGGTGCAGAAGGAGCAGCTAAAGAAATGGCAGATACAATGCTAGACAACTTAGCTGGAGATATAACTAAAGCTGGTTCTGCTTGGGAAGGGTTTATTCTTTCTTTAGAAGATGGGGAGGGTGTGTTTAGTCAGATATCGAGGTCTTTTACACAAGCATTTACAGATATATTTGATACTTTAACAAGGTTAAATAATGGAGATTTTGAAGGTATAGGGGAAAGAATAATAGGCGATGCCAAAGGTATTAATGACAGAATAACTTTAACAGATAAATTAACTGGTAAAGTAACAGAGTTAAGCATAACACAAAATGATTTATTTTTAGCAGCTAAACAAAATGAAGAAATATTTAATGCTTTAAATTCAGCTTATAAAAATGGAGAAATAGATATTTCTAAATATGAAGCTGGAATTAGGAATCTTGCAGACGGTTATCAAGCGTTAACAGCAGAACAAAAGCATCAACAAAGAGTTGAAGCAGATAGAGCAGAATTAAAAGCAATAGAGGATGAGGAAAACGCAAAGTTACAAGCTAAATTAGTAGCAGATAACGCAGCAGCAGAAGCTGAAGAAAAAGCAAACGAAAAAAGAGAAAAAGCAGCAGCAGATAGTGCCAAGCGTGAAGCAGAAGCAAGACGTAAAGAAGAAGAAAAAGCCTTTGAAGATAAAAAGAATAGAGCAATACAAGCTCAAAAAGAACTTGAACAATTAGCTATTCAATCTATTACAGACGAAAGAACTAGGGAAAGACTATCAACAGCAGCTAAGTTTGATGATAAAATAGCAGCTTTAAAACAAGATGGAGAAGAAGAAAAGGCTTTAGCATTGGCGTTAGAGCAGAGTAAAAGAGATGCTTTAAAAACACTAGATGAAAAATTTAAAGCAGAAGATGAAGCTAAGAAATTAGAGGAAAGAGCATTAGAATTAGAAAACAATCTAATAAAAGCTGGAGAAGATTTAGAGCAACAAAATCTAATATTAGAAGAACAAAAGCAATTAGAGTTAAGCAACCAAGAATTAACTGATGCGGAAAGAACATCGATTAGTTTAAAGTACGACCAACAAATCGCTGACAATACTAAGAAGCTAACAGAAATTAAAAAGCAAGAACAACTAGCAGCGTTAAGTGTTGTTGCTGGTGCTTTTGATGCAATAGCAAGTTTAGCAGAAGAAGGAAGTAATGAAGCAAAGGCTCTAGCCACAGTATCAGCTATTATAAACTCTTATTTAGCTTATACAAACGCTTTAGCAAATACTCCAGCCCCAGCACCTTTCCCTCAGATTGCAGCAGCAAGTGCTTTATTATCAGGTTTAGCACAAGTTAAAAAGATAAACTCAACCAAAAAAGCAGCAAAAGGGATGTATCTTGAAAATGGTGGAATGATTAACGGTGCATCACACGCAAACGGTGGAGTACCTTTTACAGTTGATGGTAGAAGTGGATTTGAAGCAGAAGGTGGGGAAGCTATAATAAATAAAAGAAGTACTGAAATGTTTAGACCTTTATTAAGTCAAATAAACGAAGCTGGTGGTGGTGTTGCTTTTGCTAGAGGTGGGTTAGTTTCTAAATTTCAAACAGGTGGATTAACTCCTTCAGCTACTGGTGTAACAGCTACGCAATTAGCATTAAGTTCTAATGGTCTTAGCATAGAAGAACTAGGGCAAACAATAGTATCAGGAATAAATGATAAAGAAGTTATAAACGTAGCAACATCGACAAGTGATGTGGCAGCAGATGCTTTTAATGTGCGTAATGTAGCCACTTTTTAAAATATAATTTTGTAATTTTATGTTAGTAGATGAACAAACAAAAGAGAATAGAAGAAATATCTGTAACTTATGTCCAAACAAAAGAGGTCATTTTAAGTTATTCGGTATCGTTATCTTTAAAAGAGTTAGCCAATGTAAAATTTGTAAGTGTTCTTTACTGTTAAAAACAAGTATGGATTTTTCTAAATGTCCTAAAGGCTTATGGTAGCACCAAAATTTAAAGCAATAAACTACACAGATAGAGACAAGGTAATAGATGCTTTTTCTGAAATAGGTAAAATAAGACCAGATAGTAAAAAAATAGTCTTTTTAATCAATCTATTTAATGATTTTCACAACAACGAAATGTTAACATTAAAGTCTTATGCTTCTTGTGGAGATTGTCAAAGAGCATTAAGTAATTTTTTTAGATACGTAATAGAAGAATGGAAGAAATAATAGAAGAACTTTTAAGTAGTTATGGATTAAGCCCTGACAAAAAGACTATTAATGTAATGATAAGATTGATGGAACTTGGCTTTGATTATAAGTGGTTGCGTAATGTAAAAATAATAAAAGACTTTGATGAGCTTTATAAAACTGATATGCCTGTAATGGATATATATGGAGATTTAAGTATTAAGCATAAAGATTTATCTGTAAATCATATAAGAAAAATAATTAGCGAAAGACAATTATTTGAAATTTAATTTTATTGCTTACACTTAAAGCAACATAAAATTTTGCTCTATTGTAACTTTGTAGTATAAAATTATACTATGATTTTTAACAAAGCAGAGAATAGAACCGAAATCAATATAAATGATGAAATCGGTTTTTGGGGTGTTACCCATCAAGACTTCACTAATCAGCTTAACCAATTCGATGGAGAAGATATACAATTAAATATAGCTTCTTACGGTGGTGATGTTTCTCACGCTTTTGCAATCTATAATTCTTTAAAATCTCACAAGGGGCGTGTTACTGCTAATATCTATGGAGATTCAGCAAGTGCAGCAACATTTATAGCTATGGCAGCAGACGAGATAAGAATGGTAGATAACGCTATGTTTTTAATTCATAATGTTTGGGGTATGGTTGTGGGCGATTCAGAAGAATTACGCAAACAAGCTGAAGTTATGGATAAATTAAACAACAATATAATTGATGTTTATAAAAAGAAAACAGGTTTAAACAAGAACACTATTAAATCTTTAATGAATAAAGAGGAGTGGTGGACTGCAAAAGAAGCAAAAGCAAATGGATTCATTGATACAGTTGTTGAGCCTAGTGATGCTTTAAATCGAAGCGAAGCAGTATTAATGAACTGTGCTAACGATAAAATGAAGTCAGCCCTATTAGAGAAAGTAAATTCAATTAATAATAAAAACCAATTCAAAATGACAGAAGAAAACAAATCTTGGTTAAAAGAGATGTTTGAAGACGTTAAAAACTCTTTCAAAAAAGAGGAAAGCGTGGTTGAACCTATCGAAGAGCCAAAAGAAGAAACAGTTTCTAAGGAAGATGTTTCTGAAATGTTAAATTCAGTTAAAGAAGAAATTTCAAGCATTAAAGCTGACAACGAAACTAAGTTGAACGCTAAAGATGAAGAAATCGCTAAACTTAGAGCTGAATTAGAAAAGAAAAATGCTAAAGCTGTTGAAGCAAGTGCTAACGCTGGTAACCCAGAAGAAGAAGCTAAAAGCACTAAAGAGGAAGTTTCTCCTTTTTTAGCTAAAACAGTAAGCAGATTGTCTAACAAATACAAAGGTATTTTAAATTTTAAATAAATGGCAAATGTATTAACAGCGAATTTTTCGCACACATACGCTGGAGAAGAACTAATTAATGAAATGTTTTTCCAGCCACAGGAATCAGTACCAGCATTATCACAATGGTATAGATTTATTCCTGTAAAAGGAGATAAAGTAAACGTATATTTACCTCAAACTTTATCAAAAATATTAAGAAAATACTCAACTTGTGGTTTTAGTGCTGCTGGTGGAGTTACTACTATTGTTGACAAAACATTATCAGTAGAGAAAATCAAAGCTAACTTAGAAGAATGTGTTGACGCTTGGGATGATACTATCTTTGCAGAGTTAATGAAACCTGGAGTTAACAGAGATGACTTATCAGGAACTTTGATTGATAACATCATTAGAACACAGTATTTAAAAGCTGCTCAATCAGACATTCATAGAATTGCTTGGTTTGCTGATGCTAACGATGCTGATGCAGACTGGAATCAATTTGATGGTTGGATTACTAACTTCGTTGATAACTCTGCTTCTTTTGAAACAGGAGCCTTCTTAGATTTAGATTCTGATAACACTAACTATGAAAATTCTGATGTTCTTGTTTCTAATGGTGCTTTAAATATTTTTAGAGCTTTATGGGCTGCTCAATCAGCTACTTTAAGAGCTGTACCTAACAATATGAAAGCGTTTTATGTAACTAACACTTTTATTGACAACTTTGCTACTACACTAGAAAATCAAGGAAACAGCGAAGGACAAAGATTAATTCAAGATGGTGTTACAACATACTACTTTAGAGGTGTTGAGTTGAAAGCAGTACCAGAATGGGATACTAACTTGGCTGATTCTACTAACCCACACTACACAGGGTCTGGTTTAAGTATCGGTTCTAACTTAGTTGTTTATGCAGCTAAAGATAACTTAGTATTTGGTTCTGATGTTTCAGAAGGTTCTACTTCATTCAAAGTTAGATATGCTGACGATGACGATGAAACAATGAAACTAACTACTAAATTTAAGTTAGGAGTACAAGTGATGCACTACGAATACGTTTGTATCGGATATTAATATAGTGAGGGCTTCGGCTCTCACTTCTTAAAAATTATTAAACTAATTAAAAATGGCAGAATTAAGCGCAGATATATTAGTGGCTTGTGAGGATGAAAATAGACGTGGTGGTTTTAAAAGAATGTTCGTTATCAATAGAGAAAACGTAACTTCTTTTACTGCTGGTGCTACTCACGATTACACAGCCGTTACATTAGATGCTACATCAGATGTATTTTTTGAGATACAATTTGATGACGAAGGTTGTTCTTATACTGCTGAAGGTTCACGTGAAAACGGGTCTTCTTTACAAGAACATACTATTGAAGCTGTTATCCCTAGAATAGATAAAACTAAAGCTAAACAATTACAAGCATTATTTACATCTTGTAAAGTTATAGTTATAGCAGAAACATACATATCAACAGGCACATACAATCAGGCTTTTGTTGTTGGGTATGATGAAATTCTATTAGATGATGCAGCATTAAGAGCTAATGTAACAACAACAGTAGAAGCTGAATTACAAGGTCAAAACGCTTACACTTTAACAATGACTGGTAAGAGTGCGGAAATCGCTAGAGAGTACGTAGGGTCTATCACAAGTAATTTAAGTGGAACAGTAAACTTCGGTAGTTAAGAAGTTGATTAAATAGCAGGGAGCTTCGGCTCTCTGCTTAATATAATAGTTATGTATAAACTAAAAGATAGTGGTGTTGGTAAAAAATGGTGTGGAGATGAGGTAATCATTTTATCACACGAATTAAGCCAAAGAAAATTAAAAAAACTATTCAGTAAGAATTGCGAATTTGTAACTTATGAACAAACCACAACAAGCGAGGAAACCGAGATATCGAGTAGTACCGCAGAAAAAAATACAAGCGTTGGCAGTTCAAACGGACGTAAACCAAACACAGGAAAAAGAACCAAAAAGTCAAAAGCAGACTAAGTGGTTTCCCTTTTTTAAGGATTCAAACAATATCTATATTAACGATTTAGCAGCTAGAACTAAAAGAAGTTCTACTCACGGTGCTATCGTACAATCTAAAGCAAACTATACTAAAGGTCAGGACTTTTTATACTACAAAGAAAGTGAAGAAGTTAATTACGAAGACTTAGAAGTTAACTTTAAAGAATACTTAAACGAAGTAAACAATAAAAGACAATCCTTACACGATGTTTTTGGGTTAAATTCGTATGATTTTGTTTATAGTGGTAATGCTTATCTTGAGGTAATAAGAAGTAAAAACTTTACATCTATATTTTATTTAGATGCTTCTAAGGTAAGAGTATCGGAAGACACAGCTTATATAAGTGCATATTGGAGAGATATAGAAAACGACCCAACAAAAGGTAGTTCTGATTATCCTATATCTACTTTAGAGTTGTGGAATGGAGAAATTGACACTAAGCAAAAACACTTCGTTGTTCACGTAAAAAACACTACACCTGAATACGATTACTACGGATTACCAGAACATATCCACGTATTAAAGTGGGCTGATGTAGAATATAAAATAGCACAATTTAATCTATCAAAACTTAAAAACGGTTTCTTCCCTAGTGCATCTATTACTATGGTAGGGCAACCACCAGAAGGTTATACAGCAAAAACATACGTAGAAGCTATAAAAGATAGTTTTACAGATGAAAGCAATAATCACAAAATGATTGTTCAACTTGTAAATGATGCAGAACAAGCACCAATTATAAATGAATTTACAACAACTAGAGAGGGCGAAATGTTAGAACTTCAAAGGTTAGCAAGAGAAAACATTATAAGTGGTCATAGATGGTTTGCTTCATTAGCTGGTATAGCAACTGCTGGGCAATTAGGTAGCAATCAACAAATAAGAAACGAATACAACATAGCTTTAAAGAGTGTAGTTGTGCCACAGTTTCAAAATCCTTTATTAAATGTTTATAATGACATAATAAAAATGTTAGGATTTGATATTGAATTAGGTGTTTTAAATGTTGCTCCAGTAGGAATAGAAGATAAAATTGACCCTATGCAAATACTCGATAAAAACGAGTTAAGAGAATTATTAGGATATGAACCAATAGAACAAAGCGATGAGCCTAACAACGGAAATGATGACGTCAACGGAAGTGAAGACGTCAGCAATAGTGGACAGTAATTTTGATACTGCTTACTTAGACCAATACATACTTTATTGCCAAAGAAGATACATAAGACCTTTTTTGGGGGAAGATTATTACGAGGAATTATTAACACAAATTGCAGGTAGTAGTTTAACAAGTGATAATAATACGCTTTTAGAAAGTTATATTAAACCATCTTTAGCACATTATGTTGTACACGCAAGTTTACCACAATTAAGAAATCAAATAGCGAAAGGTGGTGTTTGGTTGAATTTATCAGATACTTCTGATGCAGCTAGTAATGTTGGATACAATCAAATAAGAGATGACTATATTACAAAAGCAGAAGCATTTAGAGAAGAAATAGACTACTTTATAAAAGATGCTAGAAAAGACGATAGTACAAAATACCCTTTATATTGTGGTAAAAATAGTCAAGACACAGGAATAGTAATTTATTAAAATGAACGAACACCAACAAATATTAACAACCAAATTAGGGCTTATTATAGGAAGCGTAACAGGAACACTAACACTAGCAGACATTGATTTAATAATGGCTATTCTTTTAAAGTTTGTATCTATAATATCATTTATAATAGTTATAGCTTTGAATATACCTAAACTATACCACAAGATAAAGAATTGGAGAAATGGAAAAAATAATTGATATATCTAAATACGTTGGTGCTTTTATGGTTATTCAAGCTGGATTAGGTTTTATTGCAAAGCCTTTATTGGATGACTACATAGACAATCATATAAAGACCTATCAAAAACAAGTAGAAGAAAAAGAAAACAATAAACAAAGTTTTAGAAGTTTATTAGCTCCTAAGATGGGAGTAGAAGAGGATGAAGTACACATTGAACTTGGTAGAATGTATAAAGATGAGCAGGATTTTAAAAAGATAGTTAAAAGCGAAATAAAATATTATCATCCATCAACATTGATTAAATGAAAGTAGAGATTAAAAGAATAACCGAAGGAGATAGGCAAACAGAAGGAGTATTAACTGTTTTCAATGGAGATGAAAAAGTATTCCAATGTTATACTTTAGAACTACCAGACAAAGACAATCAAAAGCGTGTTTCTTGTATTCCTAAAGGAGTTTACAATGTAGAAAAAAGGTACTCTACTAAATATAAACACCACTTTCATATACAAGATGTACCAAACAGAAGCTATATTTTAATACATCAAGCTAACTATGTACGCCAATTATTAGGCTGTATTGCTGTGGGTAAAACTTTAACCGATATTGACAAAGATGGATTAAGGGATGTAACTTCTAGTGTAGCCACAATGAATAAATTAAACGGTATTTTACCAGACACTTTTAAATTAACAATAAAATGACAGATAAATTAAAAAATATTATATCAAACATTATAGGCTTAATAGTTGTATTAGTTAGTTTTTACTTATACATATTTAAAGACTTAGAAACTGCTAAGTTCTGCATTGCTTTGGTTGTTTCTTTAGCTTTATTTATGTTTAAAGCACCTGTATTAAAAGACTATATTAAAAAGTTTTTAGATAAGAAGTTAAAGTGAAACTAAAAGATTTTATAATAACAGCCTTAGTAATTGTAATTATTTATTTATTCACTTGCAATAAACCTAAAGTAATAACCGAAACTAAAACAGTTACAAGGGTTGATTCACTTTATTTTAGAGATACAATAGTACAAACAATAAAAGTTCCTAAGAAAGAGTTAGTATTTATTAAAGAAACACCGTTTAACATAGATTTAAGCGATACCAGCGAACTTTCTGCTCGTTTTAGTACTTATGTATATGAACAAAAAGATAGTTTGTTAGAAGCTCTTATTTCAATCGAAGCAGATAAACGACCCGATAAAGTTAGCTTTGAGTATGAATTTAAGAACTTTACTTTAAGAGATTCAATTTATGTAAGAGATTCGGTTTATAATGAAGTTAAAAAGTCTTTTTTAAGTGTTGGAGCTACTTTGGTTGGTAGTAAAACTTCGTTTGGGTTTGCTCCAGTAATTCAATACAGCCATAAAAAAGGCAATAATTACTCATTAGGTTATGATTTAATTAACAATCAATTTCACGTAGGGTTTAGTAAAAAGATAAGCCATTAAAACGGCTTCCAACATCCGATATAAAAACATCTAAAGACGTTTCATATCTTGGTGTTATGCACAATAATTAAAAAAAAGGGTGACTCACTCTTACGCAAAAAGAGATTGTTGTATATTTTGATAATTAGTTACAAGTATTTCTGTTCTAAAGTTTTTCAAATTACCTCTTTCTCCTATTATAATAATGTTTAAGTTTCTTTCTTTTGCTTGTTCCAAAATAAATGGGTGGTCAAATTCACTCATTGCAAACTTGAATTTACTTTTTTCTAAACAATCAAATAAGTCTTTACTATCATTTTCGTTAAATGAGTTGCTATAATTATCGTCAGTTCCTAAATACGGTGGGTCACAGTAAATAAAACCGTTACCAGCATTTTTATCTCTTAACTGCTTAAAAAAATCCCTAAAATCTTTATTACTAAATTGAACGTCTTTTATAAGTTCAAATGTTTTATCTATCCTTTCTTGAAATATACTTTTAGGGTTTTCAGCCCCAAAACACATAGAAGCACCAGCACCCATATAAGTAAAATTACTTAAAAATATGAACCTTAACGCTTGCCTTATACTTTCGGATTCTTTGTGTTTTTTCCAATGTTCTAAAAACGCATTGTGTACAGGTAAAATTTCCATCTGTTTTTTAAGTTCTTCTTTTTGTAATGTAACTACTTGAAACAAGTTAAATACATCGTTATCAAAATCATTTACAATATTATATTTTACTTTCGGCTTATTAAAGAACATTCCGCCAGCACCAAAAAAAGGCTCAATATACATTGTATGTTTAGGAAAATGCTTTTGTATTTCCTTTGCTATTTTGCTTTTGTTTCCCATTCTTCTTAATATCATATCTTAAATTTAAAACGGCTTCCAACACCACATATCAAAACATCTAAAGACGTTTCATATCTTGGTGTTAGTGGCAATGCTACCCGAACACACGAGCAACTGCCAAATCATAATATTTTACCTCTTTTTCAATTCCAATGAATTTTCGGTTCAACTCTTTTGCTCCTAAGCAAGTTGTTCCACTACCCATTGTGTTATCCAAAACAAGTTCGCCATCATTTGAGTAAGTGCTAATAATCCATTTCATCAACTCCAAAGGTTTTTCTGTTGGGTGCTGTTTTGCCTTTTGGTTTGCGTTGCTAATCTCAATAATGGAAGTCGGATAGTATTCATTATTAAACTTCACATCTTCATTATAACTTCCGTATGTTCCTTTATTCCCACCAACATAACCACCTTTTTTTCGTGGCTTTCCTCGTTCTTCCATTATTGGATTATACGTTGTTTTCCCTTTGGCAAAAATCAAAATATCTTCGTGCCTTCTCAATGGCATTTTTTTGGCGTTTAAAAATCCGCTTGTGCTTTTCTTATCCCATATCAGTTTATACTTAAACCACTTTGGGTTGCTCATCATTAATACGCCTGTAAAAATACCATCAGCAGTTAAAACTATGCAACCGTTTTCACTTAATATTCTACTGTAATTTTGCCAAAGTAAATCCAAAGGCAAAACACTATCCCACTTGTTTTGAGTAGTTCCATAAGGCAAATCTGCTAAAATAAGTTGAACCGATTTATCAGGAATAAGAGGTAAAATATCCATACAATCTGCATTGAACAAAGCACAGCCACTAACATCGGCTATATGCAATAGCGGTTTCGGTGCGTTGTTCAACATTTGTTCTATTATCATAATTCGTTCTATATTTAAAGTTTTGTTTTTCAAATCCGCTACTGCACATAGCCGTAGCCGTTAGCAAACATACAACAATTATTTTGAAATAAAAAATATTTGTTTATATTTGTACAAACTAAAATTATGGCAGGTCAAGGACAACAAGTTGCTTATGAAAAGTTTGTAATTGAAAGATTAGAAGTTGAGCCAAACAACACAAGGTTAGCAGAGATAGTACAGCAAGAATTTTCATTAGACACTCCATTAGACACAATCCGCAGGACTGTATCAAGGATAAGAAGTAGAAACTCTACTCAATTAAAGAAACCGATAAAGCGACTATTCTACGACATCGAAACAAGTTACGCAAAGGGTTGGTTTTGGCGACCATCTTACAACACTAGAATAACCTATCAACAAATAATAGAACATTCTAAAATAATTTGTATAAGTTGGAAGTGGCAAGGCGAGGATAAAATCTACAATCTAAAGTGGGATAAAGACCAATGCGATAAACAAATGATTTATGAGTTTATAAAAGTATTAGACAAAGCAGATGAAGTAGTAGCTCATAATGGAGATAGATTTGATGAGAAGTGGATAAGAAAAAGAGCAATATACCACCGTTTACCTATGCGACCTAATTACAGAAGTTTAGATACATTAAAAAAGGCTAAAGCACATTTTGGTTTTGATTCTAATAGATTAGATGATTTAGGCGATTATTTAGGAGTAGGTAGAAAGTTGGAAAATGAAAAGGGCTTATGGGATAAAGTAGTACAATTTAATAATCGTAAAGCACTACAAAAAATGGTTGATTATTGCGATGTAGATGTTATCTTATTAGAAGATGTTTATACAGTAATGATGCCATACATTAAAAAGAACACAAATTTTGCTGTATTAAAGGGTGGTAATAAATTCGATTGCCCTGAATGTGCTAGTCCTCACACCCACTTAGTAAAAACATACACAACAGAAGCAGGAACATTTAAGCGAGTAATGGAGTGTAAGAGTTGTGATAATAACTTTAGCATAAATAATAGCACATATCAAAATTATTTAGTAAAACAAATGACTAATGACAACTAATGAGAAGATTAAAAGGTTAATGATAAAGCACACTAACAACTTTATAGATAAGAATAATATTTATGGAGATAGTTTGCAAAATCCTATTAGTATATTTCAAAAGGATAAAATGCAAGGTATTTTAGGGCGTATAGATGACAAACTAAACAGAATTAAAACAGTAGGCATAAATGAAGATACAGAAGATACTATTGAGGATTTAATAGGGTATTTTGTGCATTTAGAAATAATGTTAGAGGATGCTAAAGAAGAAAGTTAAAGGTATATTCTTATCCTTACCAAAAGAAACAATATCCAGCGAATATATTGCTGAACTAACAAACACTAATATTAATAAGATTGAAAAAATATTAGTAAATTTGGAGAAAGAAAAGTTCATAAAGTGAAAACATCATTAGATAAAGAAATAACTGTTTATTGTGTTTTAAGTGAATACAACGAAGCACTTATTAATGATGGTATTTGTGATTATTACTTAACACTTCAAGACTTATACGAATGTGAGGGTGTAGTTCCTCACGTAGAGTTAAAAACTAAAGAATGGTTAGAGCTTGATTCTAATTCAATAGACTTAACATTATTAAATTTAAACTAATTTCCCTTTTCATAATTCTTGTTTTGGGGTGGTTGTAGAAATGCAGCCACCTTTTTTTATCTTCTGAAACCCTTATAAACATTGAGAAAATAAAAATAAATGAAAAAAAGTTAACCAAAAGTTAACAACGTATTACTTTTTGTATTACATTTGCTTTAAGTTTAATACTTAAAATAAAACGATATGGAAACTTTAAAAACACTACACGCAAAAATTGAAAAAAAAGCTATCTCAATAAAAAAAGTTAAGGATGATTTAAAAACAAGCACAGTTGATTCTGTTACTGAACATTTGAAAGTGTTTTTAAAAAAATTACAAAACGATAAAGAAAACTTGCAATTACAATTTGATGAAATATATAAAAAATTCAATTAAACAAATAACAATTAAAACAAAACAAGATGAAAATAGAATTAAACGACTTAGAGTTCCCTTATTACGAAGGATTAGATTCAGAAGGAAACTTTATTAGAGATGCAGTAATTAACTATAATGATTATGTTATTACTTGCGAGGTTAGTTGGTGGTATAACTTCCAATTAGATAAAGGAGATTATTATACACCTGATTATAAGTTCGCAACATTAGACCACTTAACTATTATATTAGATGAATGGTACGACAAAGAAGAAACTCTACTACATTTAGAAGATAGCACTAAAGCAGTTATTTTAGAAAAGATAGAAAAACATATTAAAGAACATACAAATTTTAGTATATGAATAAATATAAAAAAGCAGATGCAAACGGTAATCAGTTACCAGAGCAAATAGGAAAGGGATTAACTCCTCATTGGGATAAAATAAAAGACCAATATAGAGAACCTTTAGATGATATTATTACATTTAAAATATCTAAAAAAGACAAACAATGCTTTGAAAAGTTGTTAGAAATGAATAACTTAGACAAGTCAAAAGTGTTGAGGGCAGCAGTAAAAGAAATTAATAACGAATTAAAATAATAGATTATGGAAACAATTAAGATTCAAGGAAAAGACTATGTAACTGTAAACGAAAGGTTAAAATACTTTAGAGAAAAGTTTGCAGGTTATAGTTTAACAACTGAAATTTCACACATAAACGAAAACGGTGTAATTGTCAGAGCAAGTATAAAGAATGATAAAGGCGATGAAGTAGCAAGTGGCTATGCTCACGAAAAGCAAGGCAGCTCATTTATTAATAAAACTTCATTTATTGAAAACTGTGAAACATCTGCTTGGGGTAGAGCATTAGCAAATTTCGGAATAGGCATAGATTCATCTGTTGCCTCTGCTGATGAAGTAGCAAACGCAATTAAAAACCAATAAAAATAAATGTTATGAGAAAACAAGGAGATATATTAAAAAAGACAATAGATAGATATGAGAATGCTTTGAATATACTTTATTACACGCTTCAAAGCAACAACAACATATCTATAACGAAATTTATATTAAATAATGGATTATCTAAAAACACACCCGTTGTGCTTTATAAAAATGGAATATTAAAAACAAATAATAAAAGGGGTAGAGCTTGTAAGTATTATTGGAATACAATAAAACCAACAAAAGATATGGCTGTATCTGTAATAAAAGAGGTTAATGATATTGGTTATAGAGAAAAAATAAAAAGAGATAATAATGAAGATGAAGTAAAAAAAAGGGGCGGTAAAAGAAATGGAGCTGGAAGACCAAATGGAAGTATTAATGTTCGGTCTGCAAAGAAAGTTATTACAAAGTCTTTTCTTTGGGGGTTATACTCATATAAGGAAACAATAAAATGAGCTGGGGTAATTTAGATGAGTTTCAAGGATTCTCGGAAGAACCTAAAGAAACACAATGTTCTGCTTGGCAAATGTCTATAATAGAAAGCCTTTTAGTTGTTGCTAATTTAGACCAAAAAGAAAAAGACTTAATAGGAACTAACATAGAAGGATATTCAGAACAAGAGGCACACGAAACAATAAAGTATTTAAAAGAAAACAGTATAGAAACTGATTGTAGAAAAATCTTTGAAAACTATTTAAAATGAAAACATTAGAAGAAATAAAAGATAACTTAATAGCTGCTGTTGATACTTACGAAAGTTTAGATTTAGACGATGTAATGCAACTAAGCGAAATATTAAGAACTTTTGATGTTAACTTAAACCACTTAGTAATAGTAAGAGATGAATATTATAAAAAGTTTCAGAGTGTTTATTTTAATTCAAAAGCACCAAGTTCAGCAGCAAAAACAAAAGAGGCTGAAATGTTAGTTCCTGAATTAGATTTAGTAAGAAAAATATTAAGACATTATTCAGATACGCAGAACAGTATAAGAAGCCAAATAAGTTTAAGAAAAAAAATAGGATAGAGGGGCGTAGATAATAGCGATATTGCTAAAAACAATTTCCTATTTGTAAGGACTACGCTTCCTTTTTTAAAAATAACATTATGAAAATAACAGATAAGATAACAATAACCAACGAAGATAATATGTTATTAATGGCACGTTATCCTGATAACTATTTTGATTTGGCTATTGTAGACCCACCTTATGGTGCAGGAGATGTAAAAAACTGCACTCAAAACAAATACAAAACTTATGTAAATAATAGACCAAGTACGGAATATTGGGATGAACTTTTTAGAGTAAGTAAAAATCAAATTGTTTGTGGTGGCAATTATTTTACAGATTACTTAAAACCTTCACGTGGCTGGGTGTGTTGGGATAAATTACAGCCAAATCCAAAATACGCTGATGGTGAGATGATATGGACGTCATTTAATATTAATACAAAATTTTTTAGGTATATGACAACAAACGTGATTGAGGGGTCAAAAAACATAAGTAATGGCAGTAAAAAACCTAATATACACCCAACACAAAAACCACAAGGTTTATATGAATGGTTACTTATGAATTACGCAAAGCAAGGAGATAAAATACTCGATACACATTTAGGAAGTGGAAGTATTGCCTTAGCTTGTCACAATAGAGGTTTTGAATTAACAGCTTGTGAATTAGACAAAGACTATTACGAAGCAGCAATAAAGAGAATCAAAAACCACGTAGCACAAACAACACTATTTTAAAATGAAAAACATAATATTCACAATAACAGCCCTTACAATTATCTTTTTATCTTTTTGGGTAACTATATTAAGAAACGAATTAAACGCTGTTAGAAACGATAAAAAAGGCTTAGAACAAGAGATAAAGTTAAAGCGAGATACTATTGAAGGAATGTATGAAAATGATTTGAAAGCATTAGAAATAATAAATAATAGATAATATGAATATAGATTTAAAAAAAGAAGAAATTGAGATTATAAAAGAGCTGGTTTCGATTGAAAGAAAACAATTAAGTTCTTTAAATTTTAGTGCAACTAAAGAAGAAGTAGATAAAATAAGAATATTAGCACCGTTAGAATTTAAACTTAAAAATTATGAATAGAAAAATTAATTATTGGGTAGCACCTCAATTAGAGTTTAAAAACCCAGAGGATTATGTAGCAAGAATATGCAACGAATTTGGAATAACTAGAAGTGAGATTTTAGGAAGTTCAAGGCTGCGAAATATAGCAGATGCTAGAGCAATTTTAAGTTATTTGTTGCATAAAAGATTAAAAATGACTAGTTTAGCAGTTGGAAAGTATTTAGGTAGAAACCACGCAACGGTATTACACGCTTGTAAAAAGGTTGAAAACTTAATGCAATTTGAGAAAGGATATAGTGAATTAGTAAATAAATTTATTTAGAAATTGCCCAAGTGTTGTGGTGTTTCCTAAAACAACGTGAAGACGTAAAGCAGTTAGCACCACACACTTTTAAATAGTAAACAATTAAAAATTATATAAAATGAAAAGATTACATTATGCAGAATTAGAGAATACCGATGACATTAGAGGTATTGAATTTGATGAATTAAAAGAATTAACAAACTATGTTTATGAAAGAGGTCAACAGGTAAATAAAGTTTTTTTAGTTACATTTAATATTGGTGATGACTGTTTGTATTCTCCGATATTTGTTGGTGAAAACACAGAAACATTTATAGCATTAATAGCATCTTGTCCAGACTTTTATGAAGAAATGGTAGATGATTATTTTTTACACGAATACGAATCTTATGAGGATGCATATAATGGTGCATTATTTATGAAAGAAGGTAATGTATTATGTACTAGCAAAGAAACTGTATAAATTAAAAATATATAAAAATGAGTGATTACACAAACAAAGGAGTTATATTTAAAAACAACTTCAAAGAAAAAGAAACGCAACCAGACTTTAAAGGAAAAATTAATATAGATGGTGTAGAAAAAGAAATAGCCTTATGGGTAGCAGAAGATAAGAACGGTGGTAAATACTTTCAAGCTAAAATTCAAGAGGTTTGGAATAAAGAAGAGGTAAGCAAACAAAATATTAACAAGGTAGCAAAGGCTATTGATGCTGACGATTCATTACCATTTTAGTTATGAAACTATCACTAACAGAAAGCGAAATAAAGTTAGATAAAGATGCTAATGGTTATAAATATCAGATAAAGGATATTAAAGTTTCTAATATACCAACTAAAGAAGAAGCAATAGCACACGCTGAAAATTTAGCAATGAAATTTATTAGGAAAATGTTTAATTAGTTAATATTTTTTCTTATATTTGCATATCTTAACAATCTAAATACGACAAAATGCAATTAGATTTTTACATAACCCCGATACTGAAAGCGTAGGCTGTCGTATGCCTGTTAAGAACGTGAGTACGTTGAGGGGTTTCTTAATAGTTTATGGGTATCTTAAAACCCTTATATTATGGCAAATATAGATTTAACTTTTTTAGACAATTTTGGAGGTAAAATAAAAGTAGAAGTTGAAAATAATGCACATTATGAAGAAGTGTATGTAGCAATAAGAGGTTATGATGAGCATGAGAATTCTAACTTTGCTGTTTGGTTGGACATATCAACTGCGATTAAATTCGCTAAAGCATTAAGGACTGAAATTAACAAGGCAAAGGAGATGAGCAATGGATAAGTTACAATGGTTTAAATTTAGTTACGCTGATTGGCGAATGGGCAAAATACAAAGATGTTCAGAAATAACACAAGCAAGGTTTTTAAATTTATGTTGTTTGTATTGGAGTAAGGAAGCTAATTTATCTTATGAAGATGCTGAAATAGAAATTGACAAAGAGCATTTAGATGTATTATTAGCGAAAAAAATAATTGAAAGAGATGATGAACATATTTTTATAAAGTTCTTAGATGAACAGTTAGAAGATATTGCAGAAACCAGTAAGGGTAAGAGTAAAGCAGCTAAAATACGCTGGGAAAAGCATAGAAAACGTAAAGCAAACGAAGAGCAAAATAATGCAGATGCAATGCACGTGCATAAAGATGCAATGCAAAACGATGCAGAGAAGAGAAGAGAAGATAAGATAAGAGAAGATAATAACATATATCACACGCAAGAAACTTTTATTGAATGGTTTAATGATTGTCGTAAATTCTTAAAGTTACCATCTAATATTAAAAAACTTTCTACAATGGAGTCGCAAATGTTTAAAGAATTAGAATCTACTTACACAAAAGAAGAATTTAAAACAGCATTTAAAAACTTTAGTAAAGACTCTTATTATAAAAATAATAACTTACTATTCCCTAAGAACTTTCTTAAATTAGAAACATTCACTAAATATCTAAATGTAAAAGAATTAACGACTGGCGAAAAATTAGCAGGAAAATGTTAGAAGAAAGTTTTAATATAAGCGAATACTTAAAAGATTACCATTCTGGTAAAATCTTAATGGGTAAGGGTATTGGATTACCTTTAGATGACTTTCTTAGATTTAAGCATAGCCAATTTACAATCATAAACGGTTTAGATAATGTAGGAAAAACTATTTGGATGTTATGGTATATGCTTTGCCTTTCAAGAAAACACGATTTAAAATGGTGTATTTATTCAGGAGAAAACAAAACAGGGCAATTAGTAAGACAATTAATCCAATTCCATACAGGTAAAAGATTAGAACAATTAGAACTTAAAGAAGTATTTTTATATGAAATAGAAATAAGTAAATGGTTTAAGTTTGTAGATAACAGCCCTTTTTATAAATTAGATGAGTTATTGGATATATTTTCAGATGGTAATTATGATGGTTGTTTAATAGACCCATTTACAGGATTAGACAGAGGTTATACCCATTCTGATAATTATGAGTTTTTGAATAAGTCAAGACAATTTTGTAAATCAACAGGTAAAAGTTTATACGTAAATACTCACGTAGTAAGTGAAGCAGCACGTAGAAATTATGCAGAAAATCACGAATACGCTGGTTATCCTTACCCACCAAACAAAAGCCAAAGCGAAGGTGGTCAGCCTTTTGGAAATAGAGCAGATGACTTTATAACAATACACCGACTAAATGGGCATCCTTTAATGAATTACAAAACACAAATTTATGTAAGAAAAATAAAGGACACAGAAACAGGGGGTCAAGTTTCCCCGATAGACGACCCAATAGAATTTGATTATAACAAAGGATTAGGATTTACTTTAAACGGTCAAAACATATTAAATCAAAGTAGTTTTAATCCATTAGATTTTAGTAAATTAACACCTAATGAGGATTTTGAAGATTCCCCATTTTAAAAAAAAATAAATAAAATAAGTTATGGAAATAAAGATAAATGAAAAAGAATTAATACAGATAACTAATAATGTTATTAATGAAATAACAAGAAATGTTAACAACTATTTTCACGAACAACAAGAATGTGAAAATCAAAGAGGAGTGTATTACATAGAAAAAATAGATTTAACTGAATATATTTTAGATTCTAAAATTACTCTTGAAACTCTTTTAATCAAACAAGATAAATAACAAATAAATAAATTGGACTATAAAACAGAATACAGCCAAGTAAAAGTATTTTTAACAGCACAGTTAGAGCTTCATAAAATAGAGTATGCAGCAACTGGAAACGAAAAGCACTTAGAAGCAATGGAGAAATTTACAGATGCTATTAAGTTTTTAGCTAATGTAAATAATATGGCATTAAAACTAAATGCAGAAAACTATAAATTAAAGAGTTGAAACCAATAATAAACGATAAAAACACAATGATAGTTGTAACTTGGGATTATCCAAATGGTGGAGAATTTTTAATAACGGGAAGCACTACAAATGGAACAATAGAATTAAAAGACATAAAGAAAAACGAACAAGTAAGATTTAAAGGAACTAATAATGTAGTTAGTTTTAAGGATTGTGGAGATTATTTACAAGTAAGAGGATTAAAATTAAAGATATTAAAAAGACCTAAATAAGCGATATAGAATTAAAAAAATAAACAATGGCAAGAAAACCACTAACAACAAATCAACTAATAAAGAAACTACAACCGATATTTAACAAGTATATCCGATTAAGAGATAAAAACAAGCCTTGTATTAGTTGTGGAGAATATGCAGAAGAAATGGACGCTGGGCATTTTTGGGCAAAGTCTGGTTATAGTGGTTTAAGATTCGATGAAGATAATTGCCACGCTGAATGTGTAAAGTGCAATAGATTTGATGAAAGCCATTTAATAGGCTATGCAGAGAACTTAAAAGCTAAGATAGGCGAATATGATTATAAACTACTTCAAGAAAGAGCAGCAGAATATAAAAGAAACGGTAAAAAGTGGAGTAGAATGGAGTTAAGAGAATTGATAGAATATTATAAAGAGCTAGTAAAAAATTTGCAGGAGTAAAATAAAAGTATTACGTTAGCAGAAGTAAAAAATAAGATTATGGAAAAAGAAGAGATTGAAGAAAAAGTGCATTCAAAACTATGTCAAAGATGGTCGCACCTTTATATTGAAGGCAATCCTGATATGACAAAGAAACAACCAAGTATATTTGCACAGGAATTTGAGAGTGTTAAAAAGGACTTAACAATAGAGAGCCAACAAAAGCAAATAGAAGAACTAAAAAAACAATTAGAGCAGAGAGAGGAGAAATTACTTTTAGATTTACTTGAATGGTTATCAGATAGCAACGAACACAATATTAGAAAGAGTGAATTAAGTGAGATATTAGAAGATTATTTTGATTACAAACAGATTAAACAATAAATAAATTGAATGAAACAACCTACTAAAATAACAATACTATTAGCAATAATAACAGGAGCAATTATAGGCTATACTTTAGCCTTGTTAATACTTATGAATTATGGATAAAAAAAATATAATAGGTTGGTGGTCTGGTGGTATTACAAGTGCTGTTGCTTGTAAGTTAGCAATAGATTTGTATGGTAAAGAAAATGTGAGGATTATATTTATTGATACAATGAATGAAGATGATGATACTTATAGATTTAAAGATGATTGTTCTAAATGGTATGGAATAGAAATAGAAACAATAAGCAGTACAAAACACAAAAGTGTTCAAGCTGTCTGGCGTAGATATAAAGCGTTAAATAATGCTAAAGGAGCTGTTTGTAGTTCTGAAATGAAAAGGCAGGTGCGTGAAACTTGGGAAAAAACAAACACTTGGGAGTATCAAGTATTTGGATTTGATTTAGATGAAAGTAAAAGGGCGAAGGGTATGGCATTAAATCACCCACAAACAAAACCTATCTTCCCTTTAATGATGTATGGATTAAATAAAAAAGACTGCATTAAAATAGTTCAAAAAGAAAACATTGAAGTACCTAATATGTATAAATTAGGGTTTTTAAATAATAATTGCTTTAAGACTGGTTGTGTGCAAGGTGGAATAGGTTATTGGCAAAAGATGTATAGAGATTTTCCTAATAAATTTGATGCAATGGCTAAAATGGAGCACGAATTAACAGATGTTAAGGGTAAGCCAGTAACAATGTTGAAAGACCAAAGTTCTGGTGGTGGATTAGTGTTTTTAAAACCACATCCTAACTACCCCAACATTAAAGATATATCAATGATGAAAGGTAGAGAACCTAAACCCTTAGTTGATTGTAATGGGTTTTGTGGAGTTAATGATTTAGATGAAAGACTTGAAACAGAAAAAGAAATAAATTATCAAATGGATATATTTGATGTAATCGAAGCAAAAGCAAATGAAACCCCCAACTAAAATAACAATACTATTAGCAATAATAACAGGAACTACTTTAGCTTATTATATAGCTTTATTAATACTTATGAATTATGGATAAATCATTAAAACTATGGAATTAAAAGCAACAGAATTAAGAGTAAATAACTATCTTGAATTTAAAGATACTATATTTCAAGTTGAGATAATAACCTTAACTGGTGGATTACAGATATACAGAATAGATTATGATAGCGGATATCAATTTATTATCGGACAAGTAAAAGACTTTAAACCAATACCACTAACAGAAGAATGGTTGATACGTTTTGGGTTTGATAAAAAAGGTGAGCAATATTTTAAGGGATATTGTTATGAGATTGGAATGATGCTTAACTCAAATAATGAATGGTATATTGATGATGGAATAAGGACGTTTGATTTACCACTTAAATACGTACACCAATTACAAAACCTTTACCACTCATTAACAGGAGAAGAACTAACAATAAAAGAGTAATTAAAAAATAATTGTTAAATTTGTAAAAAATCCTGATAAAAACAGTAAAAAACAGAGTATGTCAAAGTTTGAAAAAGGACAAAGTGGTAATCCATCGGGCAGACCAAAAGGTACACCAAATAAAACAACTCAAGAAATTAGAGATGCTTTTCAATGCTTTGTAGAAAACAATGTTGGAAACTTTGAAGAATGGATAACTAGAGTAGCAGAAAAGAATCCAGCTAAAGCAATAGAATTAATAAATAACTTATCTGAATACATACTACCGAAACTAAGCCGACAAGAAGTTAAAGCAGAAATAGAAGTAACAGACGAAATTGATTTAAGCAAATTTAAAACAAGTGATTTAAAGAAAGCGATTGAAGACGACAAGAACAAAGATATTAGCTGAATTATATCGTAGGTCGTTTTATGAGTTCTCATTAGAAGCATTTAAAGTACTACACAACGGTCAGGAGATGACCGAGAATTGGCATATTAGATATATCTGCAATACACTACAAAGGGAAGCAGAAAGGATAGCACAACGTAGGCCAAGAAGAAAACACCTGATAATTAACGTACCACCAAGAACATTAAAGAGTGAATTAGTTAATGTGTTCTTTTCAGTTTATTTATGGATATTAGATGACAGTTTAAAATTCATAAGCACATCATATAGTTACCGACTTAGTGAAAGTTTATCAGTACAAGCACGTAGAATAATAGAAAGCGACTGGTTTAAGAATCTATACCCACACATAGAAATAAACAAAGATGAAAACGCTAAAGTAAAATACACTACCAAAAAAGGCGGTTTAAGATATTGTACATCAACAGGCGGAACAGTAACAGGAATGGGAGCTGATGTTATTGTAATAGATGACCCACAAAACCCACAAGAAGCAAGAAGTGATGTTAAGCGAGAAAAGGCAAACGCTTACTTTAACGAAACACTACGTTCAAGGCTTAATGATTCAGATGTAGGAATGTTTATTGTTATAATGCAAAGACTACACGAAGAAGATTTAACAGGAATGTTGTTAGAATTAGAGCCAAGCAAATGGAAACATATTTGTTTACCAGCAGAACAAACAACAAACGTATTTCCAAGCGTTTTAACGAACTTTTATAGTGATTTAGTACTATTCCCCCAAAGACTATCTAAAAACGTCTTAGAGAGCTTTAAAATAGGTTTAGGAAGTTATGGGTATAGTGGGCAGTATTTACAAAGTCCATCTCCTGCTGATGGTGGAATGTTAAAAAGAGATTGGTTTAAGATAGAAGAAACACCTAAAGACAAGAACGGCAACCCTGTTAATTTAAGGTGGGATTTCTTTTTAGATACAGCATACACAGATAAGACTTATAATGATGCTACTGCTATGATGGCTGCTACTTATTATGATAATAAAATATACATTCGCAAGATAGAGGCTGTTAGATTAGAGTTTCCAGAGTTGATTAAGAAAATACAAGAGTTTGTACACGAAAACGGGTACACTCAAAGCAGCAGAATATTTATTGAACCTAAAGCAAGCGGTAAATCAATCTCACAACAGTTAAGACGTGAAACAGGGTTAAACGTAATAGAGGATAAGCCACCAACACAAGACAAGGTAAGTAGAGTAAATGGAATAAGTGCAATAGTTGAAGCTGGGCGTGTTATCTTGATAGATGGTAGATATATTGATTCATTCTTAAATGAGTGTGTAGCGTTCCCTAATGGCACGAATGACGACCAAATAGATACATTAGTTATGTGTGTAGATAAGTACACAACAAGAGCAAACTCTGTTCAAGCATTTGCAATATAATATTTTAAAAAAAGTTTTGTACTTAAAATATAATTTTGTAATATTGCTATATGATAACATTAGAAATTGAAAACAAAGAGTATAAGTGTCCTTCTGATTATTCAGATATTACCTTTAGTGAGTTTAAGAAAATACAAGCGTGGTTAGACTTAGACCATAACAAAGAAATAGTAGATAAGATAATAGATAGTAAGGTAACATCAGATGAAGAAGAAAGGGTACTAAACTTTTATTTAGACTTTATTAATTATGTTACCAAGATACCCAAGAAGCATTTAATGCAAATAAAACCATACGGTAAAGACAACATTGAAGACTTATCTATTCAATGGGTATTTGAAAGACTTTCGTTTTTATTATGTGTGCCACAGATAGAAAACCCACAACCAGCAGAAAAGTTAAACGGATATTATTTTATTGATAGAACCGACTTAAACGAAGCGATGTTAAGGGATTTAACCTTTAGAGAATACGTAGAAGCAGACGCTGTAAAGAAAGAATTTAACAAACTAAAAGAAGGACGTTATGACCGTTTAGCACAATTCTTAGCTATAATGTATAGACCAAAGACATCAAAAGGTAAATGGTTTTGGAAAAAAGAAGTAATAGAAGAATATAATTCTGAAACAGTAAGAGAACGAGCTAAAGAGTTTGATAATATCACAATGGATAAGATATGGAACTGTTTGTTTTTTTTTATGCAGTTGAAAACAAAATCGCTAAAAAATATAGAGCAGTCTTTAAAGGTGGAAGTGGAAAAGGCTCGAAGCGTTTAGCTGGATTAAATTGGCATATTATGAGATATGACATAGCAGAAAGCGGAGTATTCAACAAGGAAAAGATGACACCATTTGAGGCGGTAGGTAGTGAAAATCTACATAATGTATTAAGGTATCAGGATATAAGAGCAATACAAATAGATGAACATAACAAACAAGCTAAGAAGAAATGAAACTATTTCTATTCTGCATAGCACTACTATTATTAGCGTATTTAATATATGACAAAGACTAAAATACTAATAGGTACTGTAACAAGTCAAATAAAAGATTATTGTTGGAAGGAATTTAAAAACCAATTAAGCTCTTTTGAACACGATGTTTTAATAGTTGACAACTCTGAAAGGATAATAAACAGACCACCGTTTAACATAATACACTACACAGGAACAAAGCTATTAAGACAATTAATGCCTAAAGATAATTACTTAGCGATAGTTACCAGAGATTGTATGAATATACTTAGAGATGAGTTTTTAAAAGGAGATTATACTCATTTATTTGTTTTAGAAAGCGATGTATTTATAGAAAAAGAAAGGTTAGAACAGTTAGTTAATTTAGATGCTGATGTAGCTAACTTTACTTATCCAATGAAGTTAAAGCGTAACAACGGTACTGTATCTTTATGTGTTCAATCAACAGGTGTAAGAGATAAAGCATTAATGATAACACCAGAAGAAAGTAAGGAGCTACTTAAAGACCCATCTGTTAAGGTGCTTAATGTTGATTTATTAAACGGTAAGAAACTAACACATTGTGGTTATGGATGCACATTAATTAAGCGTAAAGTATTAGAACAAATAGAATTTAGAGCAGTTAAGCAAAGTAATGGAGTTACGCCTTTTCCTGATAGTACCTTTCATTATGACGTTAATAAAGCTGGGTTTAAGAATGTTTTAGATATGACTTACTTGCCATTCCATTATAACCTAAACAATGAAACAACAACATACGCTAAGATAATACAAATACAAAACACCACATCAAGAAGACAAAGACGTGCCAATAAAAGAAATGCTAAGAGAAACACAGGGAATTAAGATAATAGTTGCTGATAAAAAACACCGTTCAGCTTATTATGTAAACGCTAAGAATAGCTATAATAGGGTGTTATTAGACTTACAAAGCAAGTTGATTAAACTAGATGTGTTAGAAAGTGAGCCACAACAATTAACTGCTATATTTGATACAGATAAAGCAGATAGGTTAATAAACGATGTATTTGAAATAGCCAACATAGTAAGATGTAAACTAATTAAGGTATGAGAAAAGTTTGTGTAGTGCCAATATTCGGAGATTATGACACTCTAAAAGAGCCATTTGTAAGTGAGGGGTGGAAGTATATTTGCATATCAGATAGACACCATAAATCGGACGTATGGAAGACTAAGGTGTTTAAATCAGATTTAACAGATAAAAGAAAGAGTGGTTATGTTTTAACACAGCTTCATAGATTGATAGACTTTGATATTGCTTGTGTAGTGGGTGGGCAAATACAAATTAACGATGACTTGAATAAGTATATAACAGAAGACTTTGATTTTATTAGTCTTAACCATCCTAGTAGAAATTGTGTTTACAAAGAAGCACAAGCTTGTATATTATTAGATAAGGATAACCCAAAGACAATAGCAAAACAGATGTATAAGTATTTAGAAAATGGCTATCCTGTAAACAATGGTATGATTCAAACAGGTGTAACATTTAGAAAAGATAATAATTTGATTCGTACATTTATGAATCATTGGTGGCACGAAATAGAGCAGGGCAGCCATCGTGACCAATTAAGTTTTAACTATGTATTAGATAAGTATAAGATAAACCATAAAGAGATAAGCAGTAATTTATTAAATAAACAATTTAAACTACATAATCACTTATGAGAATAGGTATTATAACAGCAATATGGCAACGCCCTGAAGTATGGGATATGTTCAAGCGTGGTGTTATGCGCTTACGTAATCAATATGAAGATGTTGAAGTAGAAGTTTGTGTTGCTGGTTCAGAAGGACATAGAAGTCAAAACAGATGTAAAGAGAAATGGATTCATTATGTAGAAGTGCCAAACAATCCATTAGGGCGTAAAATGAATGAAGCAGCATTATTAGCTAAAAATAAAGGTTATGATTATTGTTTGTTAGTTGGTAGTGATGACATTATCTGTAATAAGTTGTTTGATTTATATTTAGATTCAGCAGAACAAGGGATAGATTACACCTACCTAATGGATGGATATTTTTTTGACACAATGAGTAGGTTAGCTTTATATTGGGGTGGGTATAAAGACCACAGAAAAGGCGATTCATTAGGTGCTGGGCGTTTCTTATCTAATAAGTTGTTAGACAAATTAGACTGGCAGATGTGGTATGATGTTAAGTTAAGTGGAATGTTAGATAGTGCTATGGATGAAAAGATGAAGCAACTTGAATATACAGAAAAAGCAATATGGTTAAAAGAAAGTGATTGTATGTTGTTAGATATAAAAAGCAGTACTAATATGACTACATTCAATAGGTGGCAAAATAGTGATTTTATAAATGTTAGTGAAATATTAAGACATTTACCTGTTTTTGAGTTTAAAAAGATTTATGGATAACAGAAATAATATAAGCGACTTTGCATTTATACATCCTAACGCAATAATAGGTAAAGGAAACACTATTGAAGAAGGTGTTATTATACGTTCAAATGTAATAATAGGAGATAATAACCATATATCGCCTTATGTTACTATCGGTTTAGCTGGAGAAGTAAGAGGAGAAAACGAAATAAAAGGAAGGGTTGTAATAGGCAATAATAATGTAATAAGAGAATTTACATCAATACAAAGCCCTCAAAGATTTGACTTCACACAAATAGGTAATAACTGTTTTATAATGGAGAAAAATCATATATCACACGATTGTATAGTTGGTAATAATGTAACAATAGCCCCAATGGTTACTTTAGGTGGCTGTGTTAATATAGGCGATTATACTAATCTTGGAATAAACTGCTCAATACATCAACGATTAACAATAGGAGAAAGTGTAATGGTTGGTATGGGTAGTATAGTAACAAAAGACATTCCTAATTATGAAAAGTGGTTTGGAACTCCAGCACAATTTAAAGGATATAATCTTATTGGATTAAAAAGAAGATACCCAGATAAAACAGAAGAAGAATTAATTAAGTTATGTGCGGAATATTAGCAGTCTTAGGAGATTACAGATATAAAGATATACCAGAAGCATTACGTGAACGTGGGCGTGATTCTGAAGGAATGTATCAAGATAACTATGTCCAACTAATGCAAACACGCCTACATATTACTGGTGGGCATATTGATTTACCATATCAACAAGAAGAATTTGTTTTGTTGTTTAATGGCGAGATATATAATTATAGAGAATTTGCACACAACGAATACAAAGCCATTGTAGAAGCATATAAAAGTGATAGGATGAATAAATTAGATGGTCAGTATGCTATTATCATTTATAATAAAAACACACACTTAATAGACGTTTATTTAGATGAGTTAAGAATACACTCTTTATATAAAGGAGAGTACAATGGAAGCATTATATACTCATCTAATTTAAGAAGCTTACCAAAGATAGAATTTAACGAAATACAGCATAGGGGTTATGGCAACATCACAAAGCAAGAAGTTTTATAATGATTTTCTAAAAGCAATAAATAAAAGAATTACCAATAGAGTTGTTGTACCTGTTAGTGGTGGGTTAGATTCTACATTAATTGTAAAAGCGTTAAATGATTTAGATTTAAAGTACTTTGTTAAGTATGTAACAATGTCAGAAAATGATTATGCTTTAGAAGTTGCGGATAGATACAAGATAAGGTTAGAAATATTTGAGCCTAAAATAGAACAGGGAGATTTAAGAAAGATTGTAGGAATATTAGAAGAACCGTTTTATGCACCAAGTGTTAACTATTATCTTTATAAGAAGATTAACGAGATGGGTGGGCGTGTTTCTTTTAGTGGTTTGGGTGCTGATGAATTATTTGGTGGATATGATTACTATAATACTGATAATTACCCACGCGGTTTATTTAAGGAGATTGAAGCAAAAACAAACAAAGAAAAAAAAGAACAAGATATACACTTCTTAACACACCACCATTTAAGAGAAAATGAAAAGATAGGGTTATATTGGCAGGTAGAGGGGCGTTATCCATTCTTAGATAAAGAAGTTCGCAAGTATAATGACATTGGTAAGTCATTAATAAAAGAAACACTATTACAAGACTTTAACGATGGTTTTGTTAATCGTAAAAAAGAGGGTTTTAGATTAACCAATATAACAGACCGTTCTAAGCAAAGGCTACAATATTTAGAGCAATTAGCAATATTTAGAGATATATTTAAAATTTAGTATTGTATTTTGACTATCTAACGAAATATTGTTGTTTAATTTTGTATAAACACAGATTAAATGGCAAGATTACAAACGGTTGTAGATGAGTGTTTAGCTGTTGCTACTGCTTTTGTTGATATTAGTTCAAGTACTTACAATGAATTAAGTGCTGTTAATTGGGATGATAATGATAAGTACTTCCCAATGTTTCTATTTGATAAAAGAAGCGTTGAGATAGCAGTAAATAAATTTTCAAGGCTAAACTTACCTAGTCGTTCTACATATACACAAACATTTTATTTCTTTGATACTTACTTAGAAAGTGAGAAGTCTGGTACTAGCTTACAAGCGAAGCAAGATGCTTTAATGGTTATTGCAGACCAATACTTTGCAGAGTTAAGAGGTAGGAACGCATCAGGCGAAAACGGTTTTTATTTAGGCGATATATCATTTAATAGTTTAGACGATATGCAAAACAATAGGCTGATTCAGTTAGCCTATAATGTAGAGTTAATTGTACATCGTGAAGATTGTTCTTTAGGCTCTTTTAGTTATGCAGGGGTAGAACAACCAACCAATTTAATATGTAGCTCTAATACTGACACAAGTATAGATATAAGCTGGACTGATAACGCAACAGGAGAAACTAACTACGAAGTTTGGCGTTCATCTAATGGTGTTGATTTTACTTTGTTAAACACAATAGCAGCAAACTCAACAACCTATTCAGATACAGGATTACCAAACGAAACACCATACGCTTATAAGGTAAGAGCAATAACAACCCTAAACAATGGTAAGTTTTCTAATATAATTCTTTGTACTACAGATTCTGCTGCTGGGGCTTGTGCTGATGCTACGGTAGAAAATAGCACTCAATCTTATCAAGTTAATGTAGCAAGTGGTGGTACTTTAGTTTTACCAGATATAACTCACATTGACCCACAAGGAAACAATGTTGTAACACCAGCTCAAGTTGTTTTTGATTCAACTACTTATGCAAGTGGTATAGTATATAAACGACCCACAATTACGGGTAGCAAAACTTCGTTTTATAATTATGATGATGTTTGGAATTTACAAAATGGTGTTTATGATATAACTTACCCTACTTATCCAGCTTCTTATGCTCAATTAGATTTAGCTTCTGCAAATCCTTTTATTACACTGTTAGCTAATAATGCCTTTGGCACAAAAGACAGATTTACAGATATAAACGGGTTACAAGTTTATGGGGATGATTATATCATAGACCACTTGACAGGTTTAGGATGGTATAACGTAATGATAAACAACGAAACGTGGGAAGATGCCTTAGATAATGCAAACGCATCAACACAAAACGGTTATTCAAATTGGAGAGTTCCAAACAACGAGGAGTGGCGAAGCGTTATGATGGAAGATTTTCCATCGGGAACTTCAGCGATGAATTATGCACCATTTAACCAATCTGCACAGAATAGAAAATGGACAAGTACAACGAATAGCGGAAATACAATAAACGCTTATATATGGCAGGCTTACACTTTTGCATCAAGAGGGAAAACAAATGTAGAAGATTATTTATTAGTTAGAAACCATTATAATTGATGAAAGCAATAGGAACAGTAAACATAACAAATGAGTTGACATTAACAGATCCAGAATTGTCAATAAAAAATGTAAGTTATGATTGGGAAAATCATAAAGTACATATTGAGTTAATATTTAAAGAAGCGGAAGCAAGTTATAAGCATAGTAGAACATTTGCTTATGATATAACACCAACAGGAGAAATGACTACAGAAGATATTTACAATCTTATAAATAATGACCCTGTATTAAGTGTATTTAAATGAGTGAGATAACAAAAGGGTTAGAAGATGTAGGTCAATTTGTTATTAACGAATTAGCAAAAGAAATAATAAAACAAGACCATTCTAACACAGGAAAATTAATAGACAGTTTAGACTATGTAGTAAATACAGCTAACACTTCTATTGATATATATATGAATGATTATGGAAGATACGTTAACACAGGGCGTAAAAGAGGTGCTAAAAAAGTTCCAATACAAGCGTTGGTTGAGTGGATTAAACAAAGAGGTATTGAAACAAACAATAAGAAAGCAATCGGGATTGCATTTGCGATACAAAAAACAATTGAGAGAGAAGGAACTCCAACAAACAACAGTCGCAAAAAAGGTAAGCGAATTGAATTTGTTGATGACACCGTAAGTAGAATAGAAGGTAAGATAGACACTATGCTTACTGATGTTTTTAGTAAAGCAATAGAAGCCCAGATAGATAATTTTGTTAAAAGAATATAATGGCTATAAATATATATACAGAACCAGACAACTTGCAGTCGCCATATAGACCTTACTATTTTGACTGTTCAAGTGATTTAGGTACAATACAAAGAATGATAGCAGACGTTTATATTGGTAGCTCTTTAGTTTCTACAATAGACGTTGACCCAATAATTGGCACAACAGACCAATTTAGATTTGAAGTAGGCGAGATAATACAAAAGAACCTAACAAGCGAATTTGACGAAGTATCAGCACTACCAGAAACTTTTGACCAAACAACAAGTGCAACAGATGTTTATTTGAATATTTTTGAAGTTTACACATCAGGCTCTTTATTAGATACATCTTGGAGTGAGGGTGGAGCTGGTACAGGATATGCTACATCAACAGTATTAAATGTTAGTAACTTAGTATTTCAACATAGTCAAAAAGACGATGCTTCAGATTATCTTTTAACAAGTAGTTCTGGTAAGTTCGGTACAAATAGACCACAAAACATAGCTGTAAGTAAAAATCAATACTTCTTTTTAGGTGGTGTAACATCAGATTCAGCAAAGAAAATACAAGTAGTTGAGTATGATGGCTTAAATGGTACAGGGTCAACTGTTAATTCATCAACATCAGGAACAGTAGCACCTACTTATCAATCTTTAAACTTTGGTATAGACACATCAGACTTAGACTCTACAACAAAATCTTTTTCTTTTAAAGTTCAAGATGGTGGGAACAGTACTATGAGTGAAACATTTTATGTGAACTTAGACGATTCTTGTGATAATGAAGTTATATTTTATTGGCAAAACAATTATGGAAAATTTGATACCCACGTTTTTAAAGGTAGGTATTCTGAAAAGACAAGAACAAAAACATCTACAATAGAAAGAAGATTAGCAAAAGATTACAACTTTTCAGATAGAGGATTAACAGACCTAACAAAAGAAAATGAAAGAGTGTTTGAAGTTTACACAAAACTATATTCAAGAACTACAATCGAATGGTTAGCAGAGATAGGAGAAAGTGTAGATGTTAGAATACAAGAAACAATAAATGGAGCTAAAGAAATAATACCTGTAAATGTTAAAAATATCTCATCTAAAATAGTAGATACAGAAAACGGTGTTTATCAATTAAAAGTTGAATACGTACTTTCTAACCAAAGAATTAATTTAATTGGATAACGTACAAATTGAAATATTAGATTCAGATAACTCTATACAAGGAGTTTTAGAAGTAGGTAATGTTAAGAATTTTCCAATATCATTAACCAGCTCAATAGCTGATATAAAAGATATTTCTGCACGTTCTGGTAGCTTTTCTTTATCTTTTAAAGTACCAAGTACAAAAGACAATGATAATCTATTAGAACACATCTATTTAAGTCAGCATAAAAACTACAAAGACTTTGATGCTGAAAAAGATTGTAGAATAAGAGTTAATGGAATAACTTTAGAAAATGGTAAATTAAGAATAACTAGAATATCTAGACAAGGGCGTGATGCTGATTCTTATTCGTTAACATTCTTTGGTAATAATATGGATTGGGTGTTAAGCATGAAAGACAAAACAACTCAAGACCTACCATACTTAGATACTACATATACTTATGACGATGCAACTGTAAGAGGTACTTGGACTAATAGCGGTGGTAGTGAGTTACCTGTGTTTTCATTAATAAACAGAGGAACTAAAGACACTTTAAACGCTTTTAATGTATTAGATGTTAGACCAGATTACTTTGTTAGAGATTATTTAAACAACGCTTTTAAGTCTATTGGATATAATTTTGAAAGTAGTTTCTTTTCAAGTGCTGCTGGTAGTAAGTTGATTATACCTTTTTTTGGTAAAAACTTTAGAGATTACGAAAGGTCAGTACCCAATACTGCTATCGTAATGATGGATAGCAATGTTACTAATTTCGACAACACATTTACAAGCTCAACAGGATATTATACAGAGTTATTAAATTTCGATGCACTACAAGTTAGTGAAATGGAAGACCAGCGTATAAATTGGAAAGCAGACACTTTTACAGCTCACGGTTTTAATGGTATTAGTATAACCAACGCTACTAAAGTAGCAGACTTTGACGATACACCAAGCCCATTAAAAGACACTAATAACAATTTTGCATCAAATGTTTATACAGTACCTTACAACAATAGATATAGAGTTACTACTGACATTGAAGCAATATTAACAGAAGACCAAACTAAACAATTCTTAGACCCTGAATTTTCTTATTATGTTAAACTAACTACTACTGGTGGTGCTGTTTCAATAATACCATTATTTGGAGTTGGCACAGGTAATACAACACTAACAACTGTAAGTGCAAATAGAAGAACAAGACAAATAAACAGGCGTGTTCAAAGCACTTGGTTTGGTGCTAATGCTACCGACACAATAGAAATAGGTTATAAGTTTAAAGTAAGAAAGGGATTAGGCAATTATACAGCAGACGATTATTACTTTAAGTTAGTACATAATGCAAAGCCAATAACAATAGAACCAATTTATCTATTAGATGAAGGAGATAACTTTAATTGGAAAACAGTTTCAGATGACACTATTTCTCTTTTAGATATAGTCTTGGATATTGGTAGATTACATCATATTTATTGGCGTACAAACGTGGCTACTAAAACAGTTTATGCAGAGCCAAGAGATGATTTTTATAACGCTTTAAGTACAGCCACAAATGAAACAGATAGGGTTGACCCAGCTTCACAATTTGAGATAACTTACAATTCATCTTACTACAATAGAGATAATATATTTAGATACAAAGAAGACGACAAAGATGGATATTTAAAAGCACGTAATGAAGAGGCTGTAACAGATTGGTGTAGTTATGAACACAAGTACCCTTCTAAATTTAAAGAAGGTACTACAACTTTAGAAACAAAAGTATTAGCTGCTACTTACACAATAGAGGATATTTATTGTGGTGGAGATGTGCCACCAATATTAGCAAGGTTTTGGAGTGATGAAACAAGCATAAAAAATATATACGAAAATGAAGTGTTAGCGCCTAGAATACTTTATTACAAATACGATTCACAAACAGATATAGATGGTAATAATAGAAACTTCCAATGGCGTACAGAATCAACCAAAAGAACTATTATACCTTATGCTTTACCTTTCTCAATAATAGAAGAAGGTGTTACTATGGCAGATGTTGCTGGAGAACTTTCATTTAAAGAAATAGCAGGGAGTGATGGTTTATGGTACGACTATTTCAGTAACACAGCAGCAGAAATAAGAGATGGTAAAAGATTAAGAATAAAATTAAAAACAGATTTAGTAGATTACATAAACTTAGATTTTAGAAAGCCTATTTATTTTGATAATAGATACCCAGAAATTGAGGGTTATTGGCGTATTATTTCGATAGATGGATTTAAACCAACATCAAATGAAATTAGCACTTCTTATGATTTAATACAAGCTAAAAACTTTAATGTAGAAGCACCAACACCAAACACATTAGAAGATGTAGATAGCCTTAGCGATAACAATTATAGTGCTGCTAGATATATGCCACCAAATACAGGTACAAACTCAAGTAGTAATCGTTCATCAGGTATGCCAAATATAGAGTTTGGAACTGATAACGACATAAATGATGCTTCTAATATGGCTTTTGGTAGGGGTTTAAGTACTGATGGCTATGGTAATCTACGAATGGGAGTTAATAATTTAGATGTAAGTACCGATATATTTCAGTTAGGTACTGGAACACCAAGCAGTCCATTTAGTTTAATAAGAGTTGACAGTAGTGGTAATACTTACTTTAATGGTAAGATTGTAATACCAAACAAAGGACCAGTAGAAGTAGATTTTGACTATACTGTAAATGATATAGATGGAAGAATAGAAGTTGATTGTTCTAGTGGAGATATAACAATAACAATGCCATCAGCCCCATCAGATAATAATGAATGGGAGATAGTAGATATAGGAAACGCTAACCCAAATAGAATAACATTAAATGGTAATGGTTACACAATAAATAATGAAGATGAAATATATATAACAGAGCCTTACGAGGTAAGAAAGTTATATTTCACAGGAACAGAATATATATTAATATGAGTATATTTAAAAATATTAAAGTTAGTTATAATGACACACCAAATATAGATGCTTTTGGTAGGTTAAGAGTTTCGGAACTAACAACACAATTCGATGGAAAACAACTACACGATGCCTTGCCTTTAATTTATGATAGTGAAACAGGTGGAACAGGTAGTATAAGCCATAGTACAGCTAATGCTGAAAGCACAATGACAACGAGTGCTTTAGGAGATTTTGCTATATTTCAAACTAAGCAAAGGTTTAATTATCAGTCAGGAAAGAGTGCTTTAGGTCTTATGACCCTTAGAAACTTCAACCACGAAACTAATGTTATTAAAAGGGTAGGTTATTTTAACAGTAACACAACTACTCCGTTTAGTAGTAATTATGATGGCTTCTACTTAGAAACAGATGGCACAGATATTAATTTTGTAGTGTCTAAAGCTGGTAATAAAAGCACTATATCTCAATCTAATTGGAATATAGATAAAATGGATGGTACTGGTTCGAGTAAGATAGATTTAGATTTAGGCACAGAATCAGGTAATCTTTTATTTTGGTTTCAGTTTGAATGGTTAGGGGTCGGAGCTATCACATTTGGATTCGTCTATAACGGTTTGCTGTATCATTGTCATAGAGAAGACCATATATTAAGTACAGGCACATATATTAAAACACCTAACCATAGTTTAAGATACGAGATTAGACAAAGCGAGGTCGGTTCTGGTACATTTAGAGCTATATGTAGCACGTTTAATACTGAGGGAAGTATAAATAGTCTTGGTAAGATATTTAGTGAAAATTTAGGAACTGCTTATATAAATGCTAATAGCACGTCTAATAAGTATGCTTTACTAGGAATAAGATTACAATCTGCGAAAGTAGATACTTTAGTAGATATAATAGATTACACTATACTGGCGATAACAAGTGATAATCAACTTGTTGAGGTATGGCTAAATCCAACCGTTGCAGGAACTTTCACTTATAACTCTATAACTAATTCGAGTGTTCAAATAGCTAAAGGAGCAGACGGAGGAACGAATACAGTAAGTGGTGGAACGCTTTTATACTCGGACTATATTAATAGTCAACAGGCTTTTAAAATAGCGATACAGAACGCTATAAGATTAGGAGTGAGTATAGATGGAACTTTAGATGAAATA